GATCTTGAACTAGACAAAAGAGAAACTCCTGGTTGTAGGTTGTATCAACTACCAAGTGGTAAGTGGGTTCCATCTATCACATCAGTAACTTCTTTTTATAATAGACAGATTTTTATTAACTGGCGTAAGAAAATAGGAGAAGAGAAAGCTAATAAGATAACCAAGGCTGCTACTAGTAGGGGTACTGATTATCATGAGGCAGCACAGGCATATCTAGAGAATAGAGAACTTAACTGGGATCATTATATGCCAGCAACTAAGTTCATGTTCCATCATGCTACACCATATCTGGATAAGATAAATAACATACATGCTATAGAGAGGACTCTTTACTCAGAATACCTTGGTCTTGCTGGTAGAGTTGATTGTATAGCTGAGTATGAGGGTGAGTTAGCAGTAATAGATTTCAAAACTTCAACTAAGATTAAACCAGAGAAATGGCTGGAGAATTATTTTGTGCAGGAGATGTTCTATGCTGCTGCCTACTATGAGTTGACTGATATACCAGTCACTAAGTTGATCACTATCATGGTAACTCCTAATGGTGAGGTAAAAGTGTTTGACAAAAGAAACAAAGGGGATTATATTAAACTTCTAGTCAAGTATATTAAAGAGTTTGTTAGTAACCACACTGGGACGTAAATTAATGGACAATGAATTAGAAAAGGTATTAGAGAAGAAATTCTTTTGT